CCCACATCTCACACCCCTCACCTTTAATCATGTTGTCATTGCATGATGCATTGAGCAACCGGTCTAGTGAGACCGAGCACAAAATGATGGCCGGTGGAGCCAAGTCCCGGGCTCCCAGCCCCAGGCGCCGCCAGGGCAAGGGCAGCACCGCCCGACGCAAGAGATTGCGCAAGGCGATGCGCCCCGAGCGGGCTCAGTTACGCCAGGAGTTAAAGAACCGTGGCTATGCCCGGGATGAGGTCCTTGAGATCGTTGCCACTGCCGACGACCAAGGCCTCACGATGGACGAAGCCCTGGAGTTCGCGGTCTCCAGTGGCCACCCGGAGGAGTCCGATGAACACGAGGAAGATGATGAGAAGGTTGCCGGCCGCGTGAATGCGGCCAGGGCTTTCATCAAGGCCTGCGACAAAGATGTGCGTGTCGCATTCGCCCATATTCTACGCCACCAGACTGCCCTCAAAAATGGCGACATCGAGTTGTATTGGGGTGATGTGGCCGACCTTTTGGAAGATTGCCTTGCCATGCCCACCCCTCAAGCCCCCATGGATGCCCTGGAGAAACTGGGCTTTGAGGCCATTGTCCCTGAGTGGGAGATTTCCTCGTCTGATGACGAGGAAACCCCCAGTGAGCCCGTAGTCGTGGATACCACCCCCGCCCCTCCCATGGCAGCCGTTAGTGACCCTAAGATTGCGAGCGACGTGGGCGTGTTGCCTGTGGCTCTCACCAGCACTGTGCCCCACCCAGTGTTGAAGAGTGAATATAATGTGAGTCTCAGCCTGGTGGCTAAATACTTGGAGGGGAAAAGCCCGCTGGTCATTTCGTCCAGTGCAAAGGAGGTTCGGGTTTTTGGTGACCAGGCCACGCATGCGCGGGCCTTTTACACGGGGGCTGATGCTGTACGATTGCGCAATGCCGCCGTGTGTAATGACTGGTCTGTGGACCTGGTCCAGCGTTCCTTCCGCTACAAAGTGTTCACGCATGTGTACCTGCCTGTCGCAACCGTAATCAGGTCACTTCCTGACTACGGTGCCAACGACATGGAGTTCTGGTTCATCGTGCACCGGTTCCCTTATGCCCACGGCATCTTTGGTGGCGCCGATGGTGAGTGCACTTATGATCGACTGGACGTGAACACCGTCCAGAGTTCTCTGGTTGGCAATGGGCCTTCCTATTTGCATGATCCTATGGATTGGTTGGACCAGGGACCGGTGTATGTGCCCGGCAAGCCACTACAATTGACCCCCACTATTCATCGTGTAGTGGGTAGCACCCGGGTATATCGGGTCGTCGTGACACCGGCCGTGGACAAGCAGCGTGAACCACTTGGCTTGGCCGCCGCACTCTTGTGCCCAACGTATGAGGGCCGCGTGTCCTTGACCGCCAAGTCCGCTGCTCGTTATACCGTGATAGCCACCCAGCAGGCCCTAATTGCATTTGACACCTTCAACCGTGTGGCTATCTCAGTGCCGCGAAATGTCGCTGCCGAGATCGCTTCCAAGGTACAATTGCGTGAGTATACCCTGGGCGATATGGCCGCTGTTCGACGCATGCTGAACAACATCCGCCAGTTTGTCGACATGCCAGCCGCCGACAAGTTAGGGTTGGAGACCTGTTGGGTGCATGTAATTTGGGAGCAATACATGCCCGATGCCGTCGGCACTGTCCGAGATTACGCCAATTCTTGGCGCCTTGCCGCTTCAACTGGCATAGCTGCGGCATTCGACATGAGTTGGTACTCCTTTTTCGCGAAGTACCTCTGGCCATTGGGCCTGTATTCGTTGGCCTGCGCTGTTGGCGTTGCGTTTGGTCAGGTGACCCGTTTGCATGACTATGATCCCAGGAGTTTGGTATGTCGTGTGACAACCATCTGCTCCTGTGGTGACCAGTACACATCTCCCTACGCCATATATGACCCATGTTGGCGTGCTGAGCGACTATATTATGCCCTCATTGCGTCGCTGATAGCACCCTTCTTGGAGGACTGGGCCAAGAACTATGATGCTGGACTCTGGTTGCCGGCCACTTGTGTGTATGGCAACGCCATGCGGAACCCCGTTGCTGGGTTGGCTGCTTGGGTTTTCCATTCTGTGAGCACCGTTTGCATGCGGCGAGGGACGACGTTTGTACAGGTTGCCACCGCGCACATCTGTGCCAATCTGGTTGCGGCCCACTTTGGGTTCCAGTTCAATGCGTTTTATACTTTTTACCAGTTAGGCCTGTGCTACTCATTTGTGGGCCTGGGTGTCCTACCTAAGGTCCTGCGCACTATCGTCTGTGTGCCGAAAGTTGTAACCATACAGGCCAAGGCCAAGCTGCGAGTAAATTGTGATGACCCAGGCAACGCATTCGACACGGTAGGGTTTCAGGGTCTGGCTTTCCTCGACATGCTGCCAGTGGTACCGGCTTCCACGGTGGAAAATGAACTGCGGGCTGTCACCACTAGGATCTTGCGCCCGCAGCTCGATGTGTCGCCTATCGACTTGGCGTGTTTTTCCCAGACATGTGCCGATCTGGCCAGCCTTGTCGATTTTAATTGCGACCCAGGCACCAGCGAGGATTTCGCCGCCGGTCTCCTCGGCGAGACCCGTCGACTCTACCTCCAGTATCTGGCGTCTGGTGAGGCCCAGCCCACCAATCGCATTGTCAATCATAAATCCTTTGGCAAAACTGAGTGTTTGTTCAAATACGACAAGGAGGGTGATTTTGACCCCCGGCTGATTGAGGGCTGCAACCCCGAATCGCACCATGCCGGCAAATGGGTCAAGATGGCCAGGACTGCTGAGCTGGCGGCTTGGAACACCAACACCCCGCTGTTTGTGGCTAGTGGCAAAGGAGTCAAAATGGAGGACGTGGCGGGGTTCTTTGAGCACTACCGTGACCACGGCTACCAGTTTGTCAAGATAGATTGCGAACGCAACGATGCCATGTCCAAGGCCGATAATCTGGATATGTGCACCTATCATTTCCAACCTGGCCCCCGCTATGTGCAGCGTATCTGTTACGCCAGCCATGCCGTCAACAAGGGCGTCACAAGGCACGGTGTGTCCTTCGTTCGTGAGGGGGCCGTTGTCTCTGGGTCTCAGTGGACTGCCAAAGAGACCACAGAGGAGTGTGCTGCATCCACCTTGCGATCGGTCTCCCGCGCCCTCTGGCATGTGTCTCAATTTGGCAAACACTGGGTTCTGAATGGTGCCCAATTGCCACTGCCCGCCATTGGTTGGGATGTGCTGTTCCGGCAGTTGCAGCCCTGGTTCTCCTCTGGCCAGCGAGGCCTGCCCCCAATCGCCTTAGCTATCTCTGGCGATGATCAGGTGCTTTGCGTCAGCCCACAGTACGTGTTGGACCTAGAGGCCTATGTCTCTGCCATGGCGTCATATGGGTTTGTTGCCAAAGCTGAGCGGGTTAACGTGCCAGTGTTTTGTTCCACCCGACTTTGTGCCTGCTTGCCCTATGTCTGGCAGGGAGAGTGGCAGACTACTATCATGTTGCCACTCACCGGTCGCCTTGGCAAACACTGTTTTGACTCCAATCACCAGAGTGATGCCAAGACGCTTGATAAGATCAGGGGCAAGGCAGTTTCCAACCCGAGGGCCTTATTAGATCCAGTCCTTCGCTGGATAGCCCTGCGTGTTGGCGTCATCGGAACACCAGACCCCGATGACGCGCACAAGTGGCAGAACGGCCTCGTCCATGATTATTGTACCGAAATTGAAGAAGATTTTCTGGATTTTTATGGCCTGCATCGCGTCGAGCTGTCGGCTTTGCAGGGCTTCGCGCAGACAGCTCCTATGCAGAGTGTTTTGGGGCACACCGATGCGACGGCCCGCATCGCGCAGAAGGATCTGTGAAGCGGGCAGAACTAAATCACATGCCGACCCAAGCGTTCGAATTTGCCCCAGCTGGCAGACTCATGGAAGTGCTGCATACACCCTTCGAACTGCTTGGCCAGCATGTCATCCGTCCCATCTACGAAACCGTTGCACCGGCCGCCACAGATCTCTTGCGTGCCGTCAACTTTATTCCCAACCGGCGGGAGCGCCCCGCACAAATTCGATCCAAAGACCGTGAGGAAATTTCACGAGTCAGCGGTGAGGCCAGGAACCCCGGGCCCCCGAAAGAGGGAAAGCCCCATAAATCTCTCAGACAGCGGCTTGTTGCGACTGTACCAAGAGCTCTACGAGCAGCCAAACATGCCAAACAACAACAGTCTAGCCGACCTGCCCAACTAGCTGCTATCCCTTCTGTCAAACCTCGCTCCAACCCGAACACGCGGACGGTTCGAGCTGAGGTTTACCCCATCCATGCCGAGGAACTCGTCGGGCCCGTGATCCCAACTGCGGCGGGATTCCAGGTGTTGTATAGCCTACCTATCAACCCCGGTAACTCGGCATTGGCCTACGGTGGTGTAGCCTACGCCGATTTGTATGAGGAATTCGAAGTGAAGAAAATCACGTTCGAATACATGCATTCGGCGTCCACCGCGGTTGCCGGTGATGTCTATATGATGATTGATACGGACCCCAGGGATGGGCCGCCGACTAGCGCCCAACAGTTGTGCCAGAACAAGTTGAAGAAGCCATTCGCCCCCTATGATGACGCTAGGCTGACTGCCTCCGCCCGGGACTGGACAACAAAACGGTGTTTCGTGCGCGAGTCCACTGCCCTGCAGTCGAATGCAGAAGACCGCCAGAATTATCCTGGCGTGTTCTACCTCTGCACCGATCATGTGACGGCGGCCGCCCTCAATACCAGCCTTGGTCGCCTGTTTGTCAATTACCACATGGTGTTGCGCAAGCGGCGACCCCCACAGGCCATCTCGTTCTTGAGTGATTCTACGAGCGCCAGCTTCACCTTCACAGCTGCAAATCAGTATGTGTCGTTGCAGCTGAGCGTCCCCACCACCACCCAGCGTGGGTTCCCGTTCTCTGAGCAGTACTCGAGTTCCACACCTGTGGGGCTCGGGTCCTTGTTCACCAACGTGCCTGGTGGCAATAAGTGTGTTGTCGTGGAGCCCGGTACGGTGCATTATCGGGTTTCCATAAACGTGCTTTCTAACACCACTGTTGCCGCTACGCAGGTGGCTATAGTCACAACCAACACTGCTACGGGTGCCACGAACACGGCTGGCATCTACTCGCTTGCTGCTGGTGTGACTGGCTTCATCCTGTATGCGGCTGACCTCGTTGTGCCAGCCAGTCATAATGCTTTGTGTCTGTGCTTCCAGGGTCTCACCAACGTCGCTGGCAGCATCTCCTTGTCCACAGTCAAGCTCGGGTTGCAGGTGCATGACACGGACGTTGCCCCAGAGTTGGTGAGCGTGGGCGTGCCCACTGCCTATGGCCTTCCCCAAAACCGTGACGCCCTCGAGGCTGCCATTGCAGGCGCCCCGAGTGGCACGGTGGTGACGGTGACCCCTCCAGGTGTCGCCGCCGCCAAACGGGGTCAACTGGATCAGGCCGTACGTGACTACATCGACAACATGTTGCGCGGCGCTTTGCCGCCGCCCGCAAATACCACGAGTCAGCCCGGCTCTGAGGAGTTCGTGCTCGTGAAGAAACGCTAGACGTTTTCGAGAACCGCCTTTGTTCGTGAACTGCCACACACCTGGACAATGTGTGTCGTCGCCCTACCCAGACTGAAAAGCCTAAAAGTGGTGACGTTAATCG